TAATAAAATAAAAAAAAAAAAGGGGGGGGGAGATTCCCCCTTTTCACTTTTTCATGTGCCAGTAAAAGAATAAGGTAAACCAGTCATTGTTTCAAACTCATCGGTTGTAATTTTTCCTGCATACTTAAACTCCAGAAGCGGATCAACACGTTCAATCGGCAGATGCATCTGCTGAATGGATTCCAGACTTTTGATTTCATCTGGAGTAAGATCTGTGCGTGCTGTGAAGTTTATGTAATTAGGGATGGACATATCAAGATCACCCATAATTATTCATCTCCATTTTTCAAAAATTCATTGAATTCAGTGTAATCTTTATTATAGATTTTTATGTAATTAAACAGATTTGACATGGATTTCATTAAACCATCTTTGATCTGTTCCTTCTCCCACGATTCTTTATTCCGAACTCCATTACTATCCCATTTTATTTCGATCTCGCAGTTTATACTGCTAATGAAAAAATCTGGAATATAAAAATGATCCTTCCCATCATAAGTGTATGAATATAGATGGGGAGAAGGAGACATAATATCAGAAGATTTCCATTTCAATACTTGATCTAAGTATTTTAAGAAATCGAGTTCATATGTGCCAGTATACTCAAATTCAACACCATCGCGGAATTTGTATTTTCCAGAAATCTTCCGATTTGCTAACATTTTTTTCTGTTGTTCCGGATCATCGAGAAGGTTTACTTTCCCATACTTTTTCAACATACGACCATCGACTTCTTTTTTGTATGTTTCTTTGCACTTTGGATTATTGCAAAAGCGGGAATATTTCATGGTAACGCGATTGAAGTCGGTAGGATTTTTACATATGATGCAAGATCCTTGCTTTTTTTTGGTTAGAAGATAGTAGAAATATCGAAACCCATCCATATCTTCCGGGAGAGATTCTTTATGCATTCGCTCATAATGTTCCCCCATAATATATTTAGAAGACTTAACTCCCTTTTTGATTCCATTTGGAACGACGGAAAAATCGCAAAATGCACATCTGTATTTTTTAGCCATTTCGAAACCACCTTTTTAATATCCTTACGAAAAAAGATACTTGCTGATTTATTAAGAAGGAGTGTTCGATAAATGAACGATTATATTGATTTGATTGAATTCAAAGATGATATCGAATCCGTTGGACTTGCTATTACGGATATTTCTGTAAAATTATCCCGAGATAAAGATGATACATTTGATTGGATGTCATCAAATACACGAAGAGAGATTTCGGATACACTCTCAAAATATGCGGACTATGGACGAATGGCTGTAAATAAAGCACGTTCACTCCCAACACCAGTTGCTGGGCAGGAAGTATTGTCATTCCGTGATATCCAGTCATTCCTGTTCCCAAAGTTTGATTATGCATCGATTGTTCTTGCAACAAACGATATCTTGAAATCAAAGAATGAAGATTCTGACATTCGTAGAACATTGAGTTTCGCATTACAGAAATATTTCAATGTTTACAATATGTCAGAAATTTGGCAAATTTTTGAAATGGGAATTAAGAGTGTACATCCTGCAGAGACACTCGATGTTTCCTATTTTGCATCCATTCGTGGAAATCTAATGACGGATACTTCAATTGTTGGGGTTATTCTAAAGGCACTCGATGCATCCGTTCGAGCATGCAAGGATACATTACTCGTTGAGGATATGTATACATTTACGAAACTCTCCTGTATCTTCCATGAAGGGTATGTTGGAACAGCAATTCGTATGTATATGATGCAGAACTGGATGCTCGGTGAATATGTTCGCGGATTTGATTCCGAAGCACCCGTTACAGAATCAACCGTAAACGATTTCTCTTCCAATTTCAGAGGACTTTCTGTATTTGCAAAGAAGACAGATATGGATTGGTTGAATGGGGATATGAATCCATTCTTTACAACATTGAAAGAATTTATGTATCGACTTGGTATCGCCGATCGAATTGAAAAAGTGACGACAGCTGAGTGGAGTAACCGTCCTCTCGGAAAAGAGCTGAGTAAAAATACACTCTATCAGCTGATCAATAAATATTGCTATGCATACTGTAACGGTGGACAGGGTCACCCATTTATCAATCGCTGCTTTATCGATCCCCTCAATACAGCGTTTATTGATGAATTAAAAGCAATTATGCAATTGCGAACAATTTCAACGGATGGAAATACATTTATTTCGCCTGCCGATGAAATTTGTAATATCATTATGAGTGCACCTTGCGATCAACCGATCGAATCAATTAAAAATCTTGCCCTGGATCTATATCTATTCGCAATGACTCTTCCTGGAGATCGATCCGCTGATGATAGTTTTGCAATTTCATTTGATCGTGGACCGATTACACAATCTGGCGCATTTGATGAAGTACGGATGCTTGGTGTCATCAGTAATACATTCCGTCCAATTCGTGAAGCGATTTGGAAAAAGTTTAGTCTAATTGAAGAGCAACTCAACGATATCTATGCAAATGAAGATGCGCCATATAGTCTGAATATTTCAGACTTCATCACGACAGAACCGAAAGAACAATCATGGAAGAAGATGCAGTATCCATTCGTAAATGATGTGATTACGGAATGTTATGCAATGCCATTTTACATTCAGGAATCGCTTCGGAGTGAGTATCTTGCAACACTAGATGCGTTTAAGGATTCCATTCTGTTTAAGGAAGATGGGGATCAGAAGAATGATCTTAGTGATATGGAAGGAACGAACAATCAACAAAGTTCATCTTCTACAACACAACAGAATTCTTCAAACAACAATGACAACATGGTGAATGCAACAAAGAAAACGCTTTCAAATATTCTCGATAAGATCATTTCCCTAATTAAAGGAATGGCACAGCGCATTGGTGATTTTATCAAGAAGCAGGGTGTTGCTGCAGCAATTAAATGGGTTGAAGATCACAAAGCTGATCTCCAAACGATTAAACTTGCTGATGGTGTTACAATGCCAGAATGGGTGGTCTATCGTAATCCAATCAAATTCAATTTCACCAATCGTGCAATGATGGCAATTGCTCCAACCGATACATTTGCAAAATATCAAGAGCAGCTAGTTGCTTTCTATGGTGATAAGAAAGTGTATGATTGGTTTAATGGTAGTGATTCTGCAAATGCTCCACAGAAGTACAAAAATTATATTCTGTACAATGATGATGGTTCGGATCCAAAGCCACAAGTATACTCCGCAGATATGGTTGCACAGTCGGTTCCGATTTGGGTAAATAACATTACGAGCCTGGATGATATTGTGAATCGAATTGAACAGATTTCTGGAAATCTAATCAATAGTATTTCAACAATTAAAACAAAGCTTTCCGGTGAGAAGGATATGAGTAAGATCAACGAGTATCAGAATATGCTCAACGCTGCAAATAAAGCAGTCACATCCATTGTAATTCCAACCGGACCAATTATCATCGATGCCATTATGAATCAATATCGATACATTCAATTTGTATATAACAATCGTGCTGGTGCAAATCCATCCAAATAAAAGTTAAATAATAAGGAGGGGAATATTCCCCTCCTTATTTATAAATTATGATGATATCGATTTTCACATTTCAATTAAGCCTTCTACGACTTTATAATGAAATTGTTAGAGGAAGTGATAGCGTGGAAATCATTAAACAAAAAACTCGTTTAATATTTGATCAATATAGTGATAGTGAAAGAACATACATTGAAAATTTATCTTCTACAATGGATAATGTATTTATCTATTTAAATGAAGAAAAACGTCGTATTTGTTTACCAACAGGAATGGAAAAGTCTATTGGTAAATTATTTCCGAAACACAAACTGATTGACGAGTCCAATGAATATTGGGATTATGATCGAATTCCAGTCATTGAACATTCCATGAAACCAAGGAATCAGTTGCAAGAAGATTTCATCAATTATGCATTAGATAAAATCTCAAAGAAGATGAAAATTGGTGGCATCCTTTCACCTGGAACGGGAAAACTAGAGCCAATTAGTAGGAAGATACCTGCACCAAATTCACAAGGATTCATCCGAATGGGTGATATTCGTGTCGGGGATCGGATCTTCGGTTCCAATGGTAAAATTATCAATGTTACTGGGGTTTTTCCACAAGGAGTTCAGGACATATATAAGATCACATTTAATGATGGAAGATATGCTCTTTGTGGTCTAGATCATTTATGGACAGTGACTACTGCATGGCCATCTAAGCCGAGGACGATCCGGACGCGAGATATGTTAGAAGATTACCGTTCATTCGTTCCTCATATTGCACGAGATAATATTCGGACTGGATCTAAGAGAGAACCATATCTGTACAAATACCGAGTACAGCTCTTATCATCACCAGTAGAATATCTGCATCGAGATGTTCCCATTCATCCATATGTATTGGGCGCATTCATTGGAAATGGATGTTGTACATTAGGTCCATTATCTTTATCATCGGGTGACAGTTTCGTTCCTAGTAAAGTAGCAAAGCTTTGTGGATTTACTACAAGGAAACGGGAAGATTGTTATACCTATGAATTTTTTAAAGATGGAAAAAAGGTCCGTACGAAAGATTTCTTTAAAAACGTTCCAGAAATGATCAATTGTTATTCTCGCGATAAAAAAATCCCAGAAGTATATTGCTATAACGATCCAATGATTCGATTGGAACTATTAAGAGGATTGATGGATACGGATGGGTCTATATGCAATCATGATGGAATTCGATATAATGTTTCATATTCATCGTGTTCAAAAAAATTACTGGAGCAGATCCAGGAAATCATTCGTGGCTTCGGGTATTCATCAACAATAGGTTCTCCAGATAAGAGGGAAGAAAAATATATAGAAGGATTTCATGCTTCAGTGAGTATTCGAGTTCCTCAAAAATTTAAACAGGAAATTTTTACTCACCCAAAGAAACTTTCTATTGCAAGGAATGCTGCATTGGTTAAGGATTTCCAGCAACCATTTAAATATCTTATTATCAAAGATATTAAATTGGTGAAACGTGAAGAAGCTCAATGTATATCTGTCGATGCTCCAGATCAATTGTATCTTACAGAACAATTCATTGTTACACATAATACGTTTATGGCATGTTATTGCGCAATCGCTGCGAGACTAAAAACATTGATTATCGCTCCAACGTCATCAATTCGACAACAATGGGCGGATACATTGACTGGAATGTTCAAAGTTGATCCATCTAAAGTATTGATTGCTCGACGTCCAGAAGATTTTATCCATAATGCTCAAGATGCATGGTTTGTTATCACCATTCATCCAACACTGGCATCATTAAATAATCGCTATGATATGGAAGAGGTTCTTCAAAATTGTAGATTTGGATTTAAGGTAATTGATGAAGTCCAAATGTGGTTCCAGAATATTATCAATATCGATGGGTGTTGTAATATTCCGAATAACCTATATCTTACAGGGACATTTGGTCGTTCTGGTGAAGCGGAAAATAATCTCTATCAAGAAATGTTTGGAGATATTAATATTTTCCGCGAGCAGGAAAAGAAACCGACATTCTGGAATCGTAAACCAGGAAACATTTATGGAATGAAGCCTCATACAATATGTAAAATGTTTTGGGGACATTCTCATCTAACGAAAGAGGAATTACAGAAGGTTACAAATAAATGGAGATATTCGGAGAGATCAGATAAGTGGACTCGCATTGGGATTGGAATCGCAACCTACTCCAAACTTATCTTTCCCGAAGATGGGACGATTACACCATTTATGAAGCAGCTGATTAAAATCATTCGAAGGGCATTCAAAGAATGTGATTATGGAAAAACGTTGATCCTAATGCCAAGCATTGCATCTGCCGAAATGTTCAAATCCATTATGGGTGAGATGTATCCTGATCTAACCATCGGAACAATCCATTCCTATAATTCATTTGCCGAAAATGAAAATAATAAAAAAACTTGCAATTGTTTAATCTCGACACCGCAATCGGCAGGGACTGGGTTTGATTATAAAGATCTTTCCCGGTTGATTGTTGCCGCTCAGTACAGTTCCTGGATTTTGACATCGCAGATCCGAGGACGCTGTCGCGTTCGGGATGATGGGCGACCAACATATATGTATGACATGGTCGATGCAGATATTCCTCAGCTGCGCAGATGGGCAAATAAACGTGCTGCTATTTTACGAAAAGAATGTTTGGAATTTAAAGTCATCGATATCGATGTATGAAAGGTGGATATCAATGGATACAAATGATAATATCCTATCCGTGGATATTGATAAAGATGAAAGGGACCCCGAGTCATTGAGTTTAATGATTCAGGGAGTTCCTCCTGTACTTCAGGATTACATTTATGATGCGATTGAAAATATTCGAAAAGAATTCAATCGACTGAAGAGTATGAATAAGTATGTTGCAATTGGAAGTCAATTTACATTATTCACGGAAGGATTTGTATACGATGATGCAACATCTAAGATTTGTATAGGAACATGTGATACATCAGATACGTCATTCGATGATACAATTACATTTCTAAATGAACTTGTTGCACATACGGATATTTACCTCAAAGATAGAGGAATGTATCTTTGCTTCCCTGCCGATAATCTTCCGAAGAATAAAATTAATCTTTATCTATGTTTAGAAAGTTTTAAGACTTCTATCATGAATTGGAATTATACCAGAAATCTTCCAGTAACAGAAGCTTCATTATCAACCACTCCTTCTACAAATAAGAATGCTCTGAAAAACCTAATGGAGATTGCAAGGGGTATTGTTGAAAAATCCGATGAAATCAAAGATGTTCCGATGAGAGAATTTTCTGAAATCATCAGTAAAGATCTTTTACAGAAATGGGCTCCTGGATTCCAAAAGGTTAAATTTGAATTAACGAATGATAAAGAAAATGTGGTTTCTTACCTGATTCCAAAATTGGATCAAACATTTATTTCTCGTTTTGTTGAGGGAACGGAACAGATCAAGGGATTTCTTCATAAGGATCCATCGATTAAGATTCGTATTTCAAAATCAATCTTTGAAGATGCAAAATCTCCTGAGGATATTGTACGATTCCTCAAACGAACGGTGCAATATTACGATAAGGGAGCATCGACGATTACAAACAAATTGATGTATCGAGCAACACGAATTCCACCGAATATGAAAAAATTCATTCGGGAAAACCAATCGTTCTATAAAATTTTTGCAACACCAATGGAGTCGGTGTTCAACATTAAAAATGTGAAACTCAATGATCCATCCACATTAACGATTTCATCTGATGTTATTAAAAGCATCAATAACTTTTTCCAATCAATTGCAAAACGATACATCAATCCTCTAAAGGATAAAGATAAAATTTTGAATGATGTGAAATCATTGATTGGACTCAATAAGAAGGATGAAAAATCATTCAACGAATCCATTGAGAATTTTGTCAATGGGTCCTACAATGAGTCGATGGAATTACTTCATTTAGAATATGCACGAAAGCAATGGGATCTTGAAGTTTGTAACGATCGTGACCGATATTGGAGAGAATCCTCCGGGATGAAAAAGTTGAAAAAGATTCCACGTTCCATCATTCCCTACATTCAGATTGAAATTGAATCCATTAAAGATGACATTGATAAAAATCTCATCGTCGGATATATTGTATCAAAACTTGATCTTGTGGATTGGTATATTGAATTACTTGATACGGGATCAAATAAATACATTGTTCCTCACACAAGACTTTATCTTGTCAGCTTTAAGAAAGAACTTTTGAAGCTATATAAAATGGCAATGAATAAAGTCCCTTCAGATCGTACAAAAAACAAGATTCCATATCCAGAAGGTTACGAAGGATAAAAATAAAGGAGGGGGAATATTCCCCCTCCCCATTTTCTTAGCCGAAATACTTCTTGAAGAGGAAGTAGCCGCCGGCAGCAATTCCGATCGCTCCAATGCTGGCACCGCCAACAATGAGTCGCTTGCGATTGCGTCGCGCCTTAGCCTTGTCATACATTGTGTCGAAATCCTCTGCCGTGAGCATATGAAGCATGTACTTTGAAACATCTTCCTCGGTTCCATTGTACTCGTCATAGGGAATGATGTTCTTGTACGCATACTCGCACTGCTCGCAGTACGGCGTGAAGATCACCGAGTCTACATCCTTGATCATCTCCATGAGCTTTGCACGGGTTTCGTCGCCTGCAATACCGCCGATATACGGAAGCGCGATGGAAAGTTCCCCGTTGTCGTTCTCGTCGACCTGCAGTCCGATGAGGTGATGCAGTACTTCCAGATTGAATAGGACCTTGAAGTCCTGAATCTGCTCCGGACTCATCTGTCCACGCGTGTACTTTGCAATATGGGAATTTACCCACTTGCGAAGGGCATCAACATCGCTGATAAACTCTCTTCCATTGATCATTGTTATCTTCTCCTTTATGTATAGATTAACATCTCATTACATAAAGAATATATAATCAATGTCTTATAGAATCTGATTGATGTTATTTGTATAGGATACAATAGCAGCAATGTATCGAGGATCCGATTCTTGGAAACGTTTAATAATTCGAAGCATTTCTAGAACAGCCTCGGCAATCGCGATATAGTTTCCTACAATTATCTGAAGGCGACCAACCTGTTTAGAATGGATCATCATCAGATAATCAATAAGCTTTCGAACATACAAAATCCCGTTATTTTCATTTATTTTCATTGCAACGTTGAAGTCTGAAATAACTTCATAAAATTTTTGCAATTCCAGTGCATCTCGATATTCGATTGCAATGATGCCGATAATCAGTTTATGTATATTTTCGCCTTTGTCTTGTGCAATGGATTCCACAATATCTCGAATCCGCTGATGGCGTTTCGATTCTTTTTTCCGTGTATTATATAGTTGCATCATATGCATTGCATCTACAGGATTGTCAAATTTCATCAATGGAATAATATGACAATCAGTCAGATCCAACAACGTATAATTATTTCTCTCATCCGGTCCCGCGATTGCGACGGTTGGATATTTTGCATTTGGTTTTGGAATCTCATTGTTCCCTAATACATATTTCCCTCGATCGATGATATGATATACGACATCAGGCGATTTTATAGGAATCGATTTATATTGTTCCCATGTAATATTCATGTGACGATAATGCCGTTCCGCTGTTTCGTAATTATTATCCAGATCCAATCCTTTTGGCAGGATTTTAATCGACCCTAAATGATGAAAATCTTCCTTCAAGTCAAACATCTCCCTTAATGTAAGAATCTTATCGTATGCATGTTATAGTTGCGTACATCATGAAACCAACAGTTCTATCTATTGAAGAAAGTAGGAGTTATAATGGAAAATTTGGTAGATTTTTATAATGACCTAAAATCTCAGATGGATCCAAAGGCACAGGATACCGAGATTCAGAATCGTTCCAAAGAAGTATGGCGCAACAATATGGTGGCAAAGCGTGATAATCTGGTCGATAACTGTGCAAAGCGCATCATCGTTGATATTTATCATCACACGCTCCCACTCGATGATCAGTACAAGGATTGCAATCCTGAAATGATTTCAGATGATGTTGGAAATATGCTTGATAAAAAGAATATGACGCCAATGCAGTATTTTAAATCTGCATATGATCAGACTCATGCACCTCTCCTTGAATTTGTCATTCGTTCTCTTAATGAAATTGGTCGCCAGTATCAAGAAGATGCAATGGAGGATCTTAGAGATAGGGAAGAAAAGGGTCTTCCGCTTACTGCCGTCGATCCCAATGAAGATAAGGTGGATTCACAACTTCTTGAAATCAAGAATGATTCCGAATATGAAGCATTCATGGATGCACTCAAAAAGAAGACCATTGACAAGATTGTTTCTGATGTATCATCACTCATCGATGATAAGAAGGAATCTGGTGATATGGAATTCAATTCGGATGAAGATTCATCTACTGAAGATCCTGCACTTGAATCAGTTGTTGTTAATGCTGTCAACTATCTTGCCCGTCAGAAATTGATCACGGAAGCAGTTGGGGAAAAGAATAATTTCAATGGAGAAAACCCTGCAAATATTCCTGGCAGCATGGATCGAGTTCCTCTTGGGATGCCTCCCGCAGCACTTGATGATATTGACGCGGCTAAGGAAGATTCATCCGTTATGTCATTAATTGATCCCGGAAAAATCTATAAGGGCGATGACGGATTGCTTATGTTCCCAACCAGCGAGATTGGTGGAGAACTCGCAGAAACATTCAAAGCAATTCGGAATGTATTTGGTTCGACGATGGTACATGTATTCGATGCGAATAAGACGGAGTATAATCCAATTGTCACCGGAGTTGCGATCGGTCTACGTAGCATTCGCGAAAATGGCGGATATACGCTTCTTTATAAAGATGGATATCCCCGCATCATCGTTGATCTGATCTCAATGATTGGTCATGCACAAAATGATCGAGATACGGAATATCTACTTTCGAAATATCTCAATGCGGTATGTGCAAAGTTCAATGAAGATGTTTCGACGAAGTATGGTATCCGAGCCGCACATTGGACAAATCTCCAGCCAGGTAAAATGCTGCATATTACGGCATTTGCGTTCAATGAGGGGAATGAAGAGCATGCTCTCGAACTCCTTCAGAAGGAGCTTCCCGATGAAGTAAAGAAGAGTTGGATTCGTCGTCTTCTCGATAAGATCCTTGGGCGTTCTAATCTTACGCAAGATCAGCAGATTGGAACTGCAGTTCGTGAAGCGACGATTGTTGAAATGGAACGTACATTCAATCAGATCAACGGGAAGAATTACAAAACGTATCTGGAACACCTGAGTCATGGGAATGGATATGTGATCCACAGATAAATATATAATAGAGAGGGGAACATTCCCCTCTCTATTCTTTTATAAACTTTATATATTATAACTATAATGATAGTTGAATTAATTTAGGAGGAATATTGATGTTTGAGAATGAGAAATTCATCGACCATAACATTGCGGAATTGTGCATGCAGTATGATAAGATTCATGGAGTGAATATTAATATCGCTAGAATAACCCCGGACTTCTGTGATGGGCTTAAACCCGTCTTGCGCCGTGCGCTGTACATTATGTATCTTATGAATAAGGATAAAGGAAGACAGTTTAGAAAAATGGCGGCCATCAGCGGTGATACTGCGGCAAGACTTCACCATCATTCTACAACAGCAATATCGGATGCGGTCGTTGGTTCGGCTCAACCTTGGAAAAACTCAATTCCTCTCGTAGATATTCAAGGATCGCTTGGATCGGTTTCCGGCGAGAAGCCTGGAGCAGATCGATATATCTATGGGAAACTTTCAAATTATGCATATGATTGTTTCTTTGCCGATTTTGAAGATTCTGTCGTTGATATGATTATGGGTGCGGACGAAGATACCCTTGAACCAGTTTCTCTTCCAAGTAAGTATCCAAATATTTTGCTGAATGGGACACTTGGTATCGGATATGGACTCGCGTGTAACATTCCATCCATGTGTTTCAAGGAAGTTGTTGATGCAACAATCGAATTGATTCATAACCCGGAAGCGAATATTATTCTTATTCCGGATAGTCCATCGGGTTGTGATATCATTCAGGGAGATTTCTATAAGCTTACAAACAATTCAATTGGTTTCTATAAGATGCGTTGTAAGTTTGATATTGATGCAACAAATAATATTGTATCAATTATCGCACTCCCGTATGGAGTTGAAGGAGATTCTGTTGTAGCGCGTATTGCTGAAGTCAAAACAAATGGGAATGAATTCCCCGAGTTGGTCGACATGGAAGATCTTTCAACAGAAAATATCAACATTCGGTTACAGCTTCGGAATGATGCAAATCCATATAAATTTATCAAGAAACTCATCAAGAATGTTGGGGGATTGGAGAAGGCATATCCGATGAATTTGAATATTTCAAACGAATATCGAATTCATGAACTGACATTGAAAGAGTTGCTTCTTGAATGGATCAAGTACCGGCGTGAACAGCAGCGCGTTGTGATCAATTACCGACGCACGGTGTTACAGGGAGAGCAGCGAACAAATGATGTGAAAATCTTCTTGATGCGTCCAGAAAATCTTGATCGAACAATTAAGATTTTCAAGGACTCAAACAACAAACAGGAGATTGAACAGCGCTTGATTGAAGAATATCGGAATTCAGAAATTCATATGGATTCGATTCAGGCAAAGACACTTGCAGAAATGCGCATGTATCATCTGAGTAAAGATGAATACAAAAAGTGTCTGGATCGTCAAGAAGAGCTCATCAAAGAGTTGGATATTGTTGACGATATTCTGAAGAACCCAAAAGGAATCGATAGCGTTATCATCTCCCAGCTCCGAGAAGGTATGAAGAAGTATGGAGTTCCTCGACGTTCCAATATCGTTCCTCAAGAGTTATCCTTTGATAATGAAATTGATGGGCATTGTATTCTTAACCTATCTTCGGATGGAAAGATTATTCGACAGGCGTGTTCAGATGTGGAAGACATTGAACCAGTGCCAACGGATTCTTCCGGATTTGCCGTTCAGGTTGGAAATGATGACTCATTCATCATTGTGGATGAGAATGGACTATTCTCATTCATTCGTGTCAAAGAATTACCGATCGATGAAGAAACATCGATCCATCGGTATCTGAAACAACCTCTTGGGAAGATCGTTGCGATGATTCCATTCTCATTTGAATCCAAACTATCATGTGTACTAATTTCGGAGCAAGGTATGATCAAGAAAGTTATGATCAATCAGATGACTCCATCGAAACGACCATGCATTGGTTTGGAGAATGGGGATAAACTCCTCGGGTCCATCATCGTAAAACCAAAATCCGTTAGGGATATCTTGGTGTATACAAAAGAAGGGATGGGGCAACGAATTGATCCAAACGATCTTCGGATTACATCAACTCTTTCCAAAGGATGGCTTGGATTCAAACTTCCAAAAGACGATAAAATTGTTGGATGCTATTCCATCAATCCGAAGGAGAATCAATATCTCTTCTACATGACGGCAAAGGGGAAAGGTCGATTGAACATTATTGACTATCTCCCTGCTCGGAACTCAAAACAGGAGAAGATGGTTCGACTCATCAATATCAACAATCGAGATGAATTGATTTCTATCATCGGTTGTAATCGGACGGATAAAGTTCAAGTCTTCTATCAGGATGGGAAGAGTGAAACCATTGAACTCGAACATCTGCGAGAAGAAACAATGAGTTCGGAACCAAAAAAGCTCACAGAGCGAGATGCTGTTTCAAATTCAATCGTCAAGGTAAAATTGCTCTAAGGAGGAATTGTGATGGAATGGATTGTCATCGGGATTGTTTCATTGGCAAGCTTTGGATTCAGCATGCTTGCAATGGACAAAGGCGTGGAGTATCGACAACCCCAGACAGAAATCTACCAAGAAGTCAATCAACCAAAATCGAAAGAGGACTTCCAAAAATTGGATCTTGTGCAGACAACCAATGAATTGGAAAGTAATCGATTTCGAAATTATTGGTATCGATTGAAGAATGCAAGTGAACGACCAAAACGATTTGTTGTTGAAAACGATGAAGGAGATCGGATTGAGTTCACTGTGAAGAAGAGTTATAAAATCTACATTGAAAATGATTGATTGTTATACGTGGGGAGAATTCTCCCCACGTATATATTCTACTTATGAAGGAGATATGAATGCATCTTCGAAAAATAAACATGAAACGTGCGCGAAATGCAATATGTAGGAGCAAGTATAACTATAAAAATATGTTATATTTGGAAATACGTAATCGGCGTAACGCTCTAATATGTCGTAAGGTTTCATGGTATATATCGCCCGATTATTTGATTGCGAGTTGAAAGGAGTTCATTATGAATGAGCGTCGGATCAATACCATAAAAGCTGCAATGATGATTCATAAATCAAAAAATCTGGATACAATGTTATTCTGTATGATGAATAGGAGTATGAATAAGATCATTCGAGCTGAAGTTCGTTATAAAGAAAAACCGGTAAAATTTTATCCCTTTCAGAATAGAATTATCAGTAGAATTTTGGATGGCTCATGTAAAAGTTTAATTGAACCAAGAGACGAGAAGTCAATTATCATTGAACGATCTCCTTGGAGGATATTCTAATGAATACGCGGAAGCAGATGAAATTGCGAACACTTCAATGGTATTGGGATCCATTCGTTCGCATCGATCTTATGAAACGAATCTATGAATATGAATGGAAGGTATCATATCAACAAATGAACAGACGTATTCGTGATATGAATATAAAAATTCTTCAAAAACTCTAGAGGAGGATAATAATGAATATTCGACTTCGAATGATGTGGAGGAGTATAAAACGCCATAGTTGTTCATCAGATGAGAGAATTCAGTCAATCATCGAGTTCGTTGATAAGTATGGAAACTGTGATATCCAGACAAAGAACCGTATGAAACAATATTTGCGTTTTAAGAAATTTGCAATGCAAATGGCACGTTCTTGTCCTATGATTTGTAATACAAAGAAGAAGAATTATCATACATTCGTGGAGGTAAAACTATGAATCTGAGAATCCGAATGATGATTCGTTCAGTCATGCAATGTAAACGTTTATGCGATCGTATGGATGGGATAATATCATTGTCTGAAAATTACACGTTTCCGGCAAGAAAAATACATCTTAGAGTTCGCTATAGAAATATGAGAAGTATTATGGAGTATAATAGGATGCATGTATTTATTACAGAGGAGGAGGAAATGTTATGCGATCGCATCGGTTCCATTCAAGATGGAAAGCAATGAAGTTGTATCCGAGAGGAACGAATCTAAGACGAGATACCCAATTGAAATTGATCATATCAGATATGTCTCTACGAGTAAAAGCGGATATATTATCACAATTCCATGAGGCGATCGATTCATATTGCAAAATGGTAATGCAATCAGTGATGAGTGTTGTGGTTGATACAACCAATTTATTGGAGGATCGACCATTGATAGCATTTCCATCAGCAGGAGGTGAAAAGAATGACATTTCAGAAGATGCTAGAGGATTTATCGAGTTCGCCGAGCAAGAGTATTCAGCTCTTGAACGTGAAGTCTTTCCTAGAAGATAAAGAATACAGAAAGATCATCAACTATTTCATTCATCATGATGCGATTACAAAAGAACCGCTGAATGATAATGAGTTGATGCAGCTGCAATCAATTGTGCAGATTCTACAGATTCTCTACAACTCAGATATTGGCTCCCCAATATCGGACGAGGATTATGATATTTTACAAGAAATGCTTGTGAATATGGGGATTCCTCGTTTGACTGGAACGGTTGAAATTAATGATGCCAATAAAGTGCACCACTCATTCACGATGTTGCGCGGAACTCTGGATAAGGTTTATCATCTAACGGAAGATGAGGAGCGGAAAAACAAATCCAGAAAATCATTGGATGAGTGGATTAAACGTACCGAATCTCTTTATAAGAGTAAGACGGGAAAATCTATCGATCTGAATGAATGTATGGTTGCATTACAGCCAAAGTTCGATGGGGTATCTGTCATTCTCGAAGTAAAGGGTGGAAAAGCATTGTGGCTAACACGCGGTAATACAAAAAATAATCTGGCATCAGATGTATCGCATATAATGCGCATCTTTAACGATGTCTTTGCAAAAGAAGATTGCGGAGTCAAATTCGAAGTGATGATTCCGGAAGAAAGTATGAGTAAAATCAATACCTTCTATCGGGAACATCCATATCAAAACTCTCGCCAAATTGTTATATCGACATTGAATTCGAACGAAGTTGATTTCAAGTCAGATTATTTGGTTCCAATTCCATTACGTTTCATATACCAAGATCAGAAAGTGGAGCATATTCATGATATGTTGGCGGTCAAGTTGTGTAAACTTTCGGATCGAGATGCAATCCGCGCATATGCATCAACGCATAGGTATTGGGAGAAGAATGGTCATCATTTTCGAACTGATGGTGTTGTCATTACGCTTGTTGATGAAGATCTCAAGGAGATTCTTGGACGGAGGAGTGATATCAATAACTTTGAGGTTGCATATAAATTCACAGAGGAGGTTGCTCAGACAAAAATTATTGCAGTCGAATTTGAAACATCTCCATTTGGATTCATTTCTCCCGTCGCAATATTTAATCCTGTGATGTTAAAGGGTAATATCGTTAAGAGAGCCGCTTTATCAAATCGGGATCGATTCGAAGAATTGGACCTGCACAAAGGGGATATTGTGAATATATCGTATGATATTATTCCTTATCTCACAAAACCAAAGCAGAATTCCAAAGGATACAAAATTGAGTTCATCAAAAAGTGTCCAAGCTGTGGAGAAAAATTGGATCTATCACAAACGATGGTTCAATGTAAGAATCCAGACTGCAAGTCCAGGGTTTTGGGGAGAATTCTGAACTATTGCGAACAGGTGAGGATTCAGAATATCGGACTTCAAATCATCAAACAGTTGCATGATAGTCTCCTGTTGGAGGATGGAATTCGTTCCCTCTATAAACTCCATAAGAAGAAAATATATTTATCGTCCCTGTATGGATTTGGAGTGATGCGAGCAAATAAAATCATTTCAGAGATTGAATCGAAGCGAAAACTGAGAGATGATATCTTCTTCGGTGCGCTCGGAATCACGGGTCTATCAACGAAAACATTTACGATGTTATTCAAGAAGATGGATTCGGATACATTCATTGAAATGATTAAGAATAAGCAGTGGAGAAAATTGAAACCGCTGATTGTTCAAACCGATGGTCTTGGAGAAATCAAAGCAAATTTATTGCTTGATTATTTTGGAGAAGAGAGAAATCGAAAGGAATTGTTGAAGCTACTCAAAGAAGTGACATTGATTCCGACCAACGGAAACGCAGCAAAAGGTATTGTTGTATTCTCCGGATTCCGTCCAGCAGAATTGATGGAGATGTTGGAAAAGAATGGATGGGAGATTTCCAACACATTAACAAAGAATACAAAGTATCTTGTCGTAAAAAATAAGAATGCATCTTCTGCAAAGATTGAGAAAGCCAAATCATATGGCACTCAGATTCTTTCCGAGGAAGAAGCATTTCAGTTAAGATGAGGAGAATATGATGATAAAGAATCCATTCTACGGAGAAGATATCATTGCTGTCCTGGATAACAGTGTATCGGGGGAGCTGATTGATGCTACGTTAATCAATCAGCCAATCAGTAATTGGTTTTCCAAACTGATTACCTCGGGAAAATACACAAAAGAAGGAAATGTAGAAACCGTTGATTTGATGAATACTGTAGGTAAAGTTTACATTCAATCATATCTCGGATGGACACATCTCCAATCCATGGAACGAGTGATCCATGAATCCCCCATTCGGTGGCAAACGGTTGGGGTCGGCTCGCGTTCCCATATGCGGTATTGTGAAGATACATATTTCTATGCATGGGATAAAGAACGGAAGATGGGGTTCCATGGAGACAGCAAGTATGATTCCAACTTATTCAAATCATCGGAATATACAGGAGAGGAGTATGGTCGCGTTCAATATGTAGACAGCGATACTGATGAAAATGGTTTTGCTATCTACAATTTTAAGACAGACTTTGCTATGACGGACACAAATGTGTCATATCATATCCTCACAAAGTATGGACAATTTTGCCTGAACAATATTATTGTTCCCTGCGGGTTTAGTGAGTGATTTTATCTCCTGAAGAATAAATAAAAAAGTTATATATTCTTCACGTAATGAGATAATAATTTTGCGCTCGCATCAAATAGGAGGGAATAGTCGTGGGCAAAAAGAAAAAGAAAATCGATATCCCAGACAATGTAAAACAGCTTGGAATGGCGAAAAAGAAATTCGCCAAGAAGAATGATCTCCCTTACAAGATGAAAGGGAAGGAATTCTCCAAGAAGGAAAAGAAAAATGCTGTAAAGGAGTTCAACAAGGAGTATGCTTCTGCACAGCTCGAAGCTCTCGATAAAGCGGTCAAGATTCTGGTTCAGTGCGGGATGCACGAATCGAAAAAGATTGATAAGCTCAAAGAGAGAGTAGATGAGGTCATCCGGAATCAGGAACTGATGGATGGGATGATTTCCGTCTATAAGAAGGAACCGAAGGAATACAAGTGGATTCTTCATCTTCCTGGGATGATTACGGCAACCATTCTGTATTACCAGAAGAAGGATCTTACGGATGCAGAAAAGAAGGAAGCAGAGCATCTCGACGTTGATATGCTAATGAAGTTCTGTGAGAAGATTCTTCGAAAGCCGATTCGGAAATACATGAAGCATGGGCTTTCGGCATCAGCGGCATTCCAGATGGCATGTGCGGTTCCAACACTGAATGTGTTCACATGGAAGACAAATTATTGGCATCGTAAGATGATCAATACCATGTTTGAAATTGCCGCAGAAGATGTGGTCGATGTACCTTCCTACCTTCAGGCAATTTTCAGTATGGATAAGAATGATAAGTTCAAGAAGAAGTGTTTCTTGGATGAATTCTGCCTTCAGTATCTACTCCGTAAGCAGACGAATAAGTCGGCAAAGTTTACGGATAATCAGAAGGAGCTGCAGGAGAATCTGAATGCATGGGTTCTTGTCCATCTGAATACCATTCAGAAAGATCGTTCAAGGGCGATCATTAAGGATTACATCAAAGCAAGGAAGCGTGCAGAAGAGAATAAGGTAGATGGTACCAGGGTAATTCCTCTCATCAATCACTCCAATGCAAATTCTGAATATACGAGACTTCGGGATGTACTCCTCGATATCATCAAATCGAATTCTCAGAACGAACTTTATCTCGGCTAATATAAGGAGGAAAATTAGCAATGTCGAAAAAAGGCGATAAGAAGAAACTTGACAAAACAACCCGCCATGTGCTTGAAGCATTCTCTGATGTGATCAAACAGGATGATAATGGCGAGTTTAAGTTGAAGGCGAAGGGACGTTCTAAGAAGCAGCTCAAGAAGCTGAAGCGTTCTTGTATGCATTGGCGCATTGTCAAGAATAAGATTGTTCCGATGGTTGAGGAATCAACTGAACATCCAGGATATTGGCACTGCAAAGGTTGCGGAGAGGACTTCCCGATTCGTCCACTTACTGATGACGAATATGCCGATCTGATTGAAAAGTTCCTTTCCATTGTCAACCAGATGTGCATCTTCTCCGTTCGTATGGGCGGAGATTCGGATGACACGAAGATGTTGATTGAGTTCAAGCATATGATTCCGAAGTTTGAGAAGATTGCGGAGAATATTCTCAAGCAGCTCAATAAGCGGGAACAGATGGAGAATCAATCTGAGAGTTATGGACGAGAAACTCCATTCGACGACTACAATACGTTTGGATATCGATAATCCACCTGAAAATCATTTCGTTAAGATAAAGGAGGGGAATATTCCCCTCCTTTATTTTTTATCCAAAATCGTATCTTCTTACTTATTATTGATATATTATTATTGTAGAGATAAGGATAATAATATCTATATATTTAGGAGGAAAATAAAATGACAATCAAAGAGATGTTCGACAATGTCGCTGCTATTCCGATGAACGACGAAAAGGTTTTCATGGACTTCAACGGCACGAAGGTGCATATCGTAGAACAGTTCCATGATAAGGACGTCATCGGAATCACCAATCCCTATCTGGCTGAGACCGATAAGGAGCTGGCATATTGGAGCCTCTATCGCATTGGGTATACAGTTCAGTGCAGAAAGCACGAGTATGCTGGCCATGGTCGGGAGCTTGTTAAGACGCTCAACCTCAATGATAGCATCTGGGAGTTTCCGGCGCCAATCGTATATGTACTCAACAAAATTGGAATTTTCTAAGGAGGAATTTATCATGAATAACGTTACCACTGCATGTATTGGCATTGCTTCGTTTGCCTTATTCACAGGCATCCGTATTGCAATTGAGAATCGCCGGCGTGAAAAGGATCGCGCTATTACTCGGATGATCAAGAATTATCCGAATCCGTATGCTCAGAAGAAGTAAGGAGGAAAATATTATGAGACTCGGTAGATTCATTGAGATTCGCGAGATTGATGAAATCAATGAGGTTTCCGTAAAACACGATCCTCAGAAAAACTCTCTCGCAGATGCGCCGTTCAACCAAATTGAGCCGGAGCGCGAAATCGGCATTGATGAAGCAATGGCTATCCTCAACCGATATCGTCGTCCCCAGATGTAAGGGAATAGGGAGGGTTTCAAAACCCTCTTTATTTTTTACCCGAGACAGCCCTTTTCTCATAACAATTTCTTAAAGAATCTTTTCCAATCCAAATAGTATGAAGGGATTTCTAAGAAATCTTAGAAAAGGAGTGTTTAAAAAATGCCAAGTAGCGCACAAATTATTCCTTTCTATTCCCACCCGCATGTTCACACAGTAATCAATGACAATAGTTACTATGATGAGACTGCCGTCAACAATGATGCTCGACGTCAGCTCCCATATTCTACTGTCATCGTCACTGGTGCAGACATGGGAATAGATAACAAGTTCATTCGATTGCAGACACTTGTTGCCAAGAAGAAGATTTTTGGCGACGGTAATTACAAGAAGTATGGTCAGCCATCCATTCAGGCTGATGTTCTTCTGAATGGTAATACGAATGTCTGGTTCTGCCGTGTTCTTCCGGATAATGCAACCTATGCAAATGCAGTTGTTGTTGCATATTATCGGAAGGGCAAGATTCTCGATGAACTCCAGCAGGAGACCGGTCTCCATCGTCTCGAAGTCAAGTTCGGTGTAAAGTATGCCAACAAGCCTAAGCTTGAGGATGGCGCACTGCATGAATCGGATATCGAGGATTTTGCAAACACGCTTCGTCGTGATACAGCAGATCCTGTTACCGGTTATTCTGCAATTCCTCTCTTTTTTGTACGATCTTCCGGTCGTGGTCAGTATGGTAACCGTTATGGTATGCATATCAGCCGTAATAGCGATTCTGAAAATGAGTATGGAGCAAAGCTCTACAACTTCAATCTCATTTCAACCGAACTCGGCGGAAGCAATATCATCAACATCTTTGCAGGTAGCCTGACTGAGAATACAACGACACCAACATCTCTTCTCATTAGCGATGTTATTGGTGTTTATGAAGAGGGCCTTGCTCCCATCAGCATTATTCCGTTTACGGATAACTACACAGATCTCTTTGAATTCTATCAGAGCATTGTTACGGAGAATGCAAAGTATCTAGCAAGTGGCTCCATGAGTAAGAAGGAAGCTGCTGATCTGAAGTATGCACAGGCAATTACAGAAGAGCAGTTTGATCCTATCTTCGGTTACAAGCTGAATACGCGTTCTGCAGAAACCATTCCATATTATCACAACTATACCACAAAGTCTGGTACAGCGTATGTTGCTCCAGCACTGACCATTCCAAATACGATCGGTGCAATTAAGCCACTCAATATCTCAACCTGGAATGGTGCATATGTTGGCGCCAAGGTTCTGATGGTATCGGATCCACTCCATTCTGGTCATCGTTGGCTGTATACGGTTACGGCGATCGATAAGAATACTGGAGACATCATCTATGATGATGGTGAAGAGAGTCAGATTGATGCAGATCAGTATGATGGCGTTAACCTTTCCAATACGGCTGGCTTCATGTTCACCGGCGGACACGATGGTGATTTCCAGGAGATTACCGTCAATGGTGTCACACGTCGTCCGACAGCAGCAGAGATGAAGATTCTTCTCTCTCGTGAATATGTAAAGGCATTCCGCGGGAAGAAGGATAATAAGATTCTTTCGCCGAGTCGTATTGACCTTGATTTCATTATCGATGCAAACTACAACATGACGAATGATTCGAAGCTTCGTCTGGATACATCGATCACGTCACTGTACTATGGATCCTCTGTCCTTACGGATAAGGATAACCAGCAGCTTACAGTTCTCGGATCTGGTGCGGTATCGATGGACTTCTCGGATATCGATGTAAAGCGCGCCATGTATGACCTTAACTCATTCCGCAATCGCAATGGTGTGAGTGCTGCTGGTCTTGGTGCTGGTTGCTCACTCTATCTCGATGCTAACTTTGTTGGTGGAAATTCCGCAACACTGAGTTCGGATCTCAATGCATTCGTTAATAGTGTTTCGGATATGGTAACACGCGACACATCGATTGATATTGGTCACTATTCTATTATTGATCCAAATTCAAATCGTCGCATCAAGGTTACCGTTGCATATTACATTGCAGCAAATCTTGTCAACCATATTACGAAGTTTGGCATCAACAAGCCATTCGTCAATGCACATGCACGTCTTGTTGCAGTATCACCAACGAGCAGGTCAGCTCGTGCGGCAAATGCAATGATTGCAGATACGTTCCAGCCTTCCCTCGATCTCATCGATTGGGATGTTAAGGAAATGATCTACAAGAATCGCATCAACTATTACATTATGACCGAAGAAGGTCGTTATGTCGATCGTGCGACGCAGAGCACACGTCAGATCAAGGCATCGTATCTCCTTGAGGAGAATAATGTCCGTGTTCTCAACGTGCTGAAGAAGGGTCTTGAGAGAGCAAACCGCTCGTATCTCTACGACTATTCCGATGCAAATGTGCGTAAGGGTTATACGGATGCACAGATGAAGATTTACGAACCCTGGATCGGTACTATGGTCGAGGCACTCGAAATCTACTTTGATGCAAATGAGTTTGAACAGACGCACATGATGATGCACTGCTATGCAGCAGTTAAGTTCCGCGATATCAGTAAGAGGATTATCCTTGAAATTGATATCATGCAGCCGACGGCAGAAGGGGGTAATCGATAATGGCTATCAAGGGTGTTATTACCAGTCAGACTGGTGCTCGTCAGTTCGATGCTCCTAATCTGACGAAGTATTCTATGTTCATTGGTGGTACGAATGCAACGCACCATGCGTTGAAGAACTATTCGCCACTGATGAATGGATTTGGCCGACTTTTTATGGTTCGACAGCCATATGCAATCTCGAAGATGTTCGCTGGTAGTGATGCAAATCTCTACTCTCCCGAATCACTCTTCGTGCAGTTCAAGCATATGCTCGAATATATGCCACGCTCAATCACTGGGTTCCAGGCAAAGAACATTGACAATGCCACAACTCAGATTCAAGGTGGCTTCGCAGGACGTTCGTTCAATACACCAACGGTAACAAAGGAAACAACCAATGAATTTACCGTCGGTCTATACGAACTTGTTGGTTCTCCGATCTACACGGTTGTGGATGGTTGGATGAATGCCATTGGCGATGAGAACTCTGGTCTTGCTACTTATGGTGGTTTTATCTCCGCAGGTAAAGACGCAAATGGATTGGAAAAGAGACTCTATCGCCATGAGAATCAGACGGATGAGGGGATTCCATTTAACGAAGCAAATCATACCGCTGAATTCATCTACATTCTCCATGACCGTTCGGGTGCACAGGTAGAACGTGCCGTACTTCTTTCTGACTGCTATCCAAAGGGCATTCAGCAGAACAATGCACTTGATATGCAGACCGGTGGTGTACATGATAACGTTACCTACGATATCACGTTCAACTGCATCATGTATCGCTCACCAATCATTACTGCAATTGCAAACGACCTGCTCAAGCAGTATCGTATTGTATCGAACTCGCTCAACTTCAACCCAGAGCTTGGCGATGCAGTATATGCAAATGGGGATGCGACGAAGTTCCAGAAATCGCTTGGTGCTGTTCCGACAGACTCTGCGACTGGTACGGATATTGGTAACCTTCCTGCATTCGATGCAACGAATGCTCCGACAACGATTGTTGCTTCTCTCAAGGATATCAACGATGGTAAACTTGCAGGTCAGCAGGATCGTATGGATGGACGTTCTACAACTGGTTTTAGTGACTGATTTTACAACAGGTAATACAGAGGGGAGAAATCCCCTCTGTATTATTTATCGTATCTGACATGTTAGTTATTATATATTATATCCGTAGATGAATGTTTATGTATGATGAAGGAGGGAATCATCATGACGGATAAGACGTTTTGGATTTACAGCTATAGCCATCCTACAGAAGGTGCAATGTTCCAGGAGAATGTAAGCATTCGCGTGAACAAGGATCTGCAGACCCAGGTATATGACAGGGTTCATATCACTGGAAAGCAGGAGCACCTCGAAACCTGGAAGAGTGAGCATGACGAGCGCATTGCACTTGCGGAGAAAGCGTTCAACGAGATGCCGCTCTTCTATCACGGAAATGACGATGCTGATGAAAGGATTATCGGCGGAGTTTCGACAAAGTGGTTCAACGTACTGGAGATCCCCGGAGTGGATCCGTCCATTGCCGGCATGCAGTATTATGAGAAGCGTGAAACTCATTCGCATTGCCTGGCAATTGTGTGGAACAACTATCGCGCGGTTCGCTTTGCTGATGGGACCAAAATCGAACAGCGTATCGATGTGGCCGAAGCACGCTAACAGGAGGTATACTATGACACTCAAAGAATTGTTTGATGCCGTCAATGCGTTGGATATTGACGAGAATGGTCGCCGCAATGTTAAGCTGGTGACCATCCGCGTAGACCGCGCGAACGAGAAATTTAGCTTTGAGCGGCTGGATGGGACGGTCGTCCGCGAAGTCGTAAAGATCGGCGATACAGTAAAGTGTATTCCGGTCGACGCGACAACAAGCTACTACCGCGACTACAAGGAAGAAGAATACAACATCAATGATGATGTTAGCGTTCTTCCGACAGGGATTCGAGCATCTCTCGTGATCATCGGCGTACTCGATAAGATGTAATGGAATAGGGAGGGTTCAAAACCCTCTTTATTTTTTATTTTATATATTACTTATATATTTTTATTCCAACAATAAGTATACTTTTTGGATTCTAAGAGGAGGTTCCATTGTGCGTGAGAAATTTACATTAATCAAATCTCTCCAAGATCGAGCAAAGGAATTGGGGGATAATAAATTACCTCTTGTTGGTACTGCAGATTTTACAGCCGCGAATAACATCATGCGACAAACGATGAACATCAAGCACAAGGTTCAGCATCTTGCCATTAATGAACCTGAGTTCCCAATGATGTTTGATGGGAAGGAAAATGTAGAGGGAAAATACTCTACATACTACACAGAAGCAAAAAAGAAATATAAAGTCATCGATATTATCAAGAAATATGATCAGCGATTCAAAGGGAATGTAAAGTTCGCTCTCATGTTCCTTTACAATGAAGATGATGATGAATATCGAGTTGTAGAACGTAGAGAAGTTGAAAATCTCTCAGAACATTTTGGATTCAAATATAATAACGAATATTTCGATGCATGTCAAATTGGCGATGTTATCGACGAAGGGGATATCATTGCGAAGTCTCCATCCTATATGGATGATGAGCTTGTCGGATGTGGTGTAAACGGTCGTATTGTATTTGCAACAGACCCATGGGTACAGGATGACGCAATCTGTATTTCTGAATCATTTGCAAAACGAATGTCGGTTTCGGATGTAACATCTCTTTCTATTCCGGTCAACGATGATACTATTCTATTGAATTTATATGGGGATGATAAAAATTATCGACCTCTCCCGGATATTGGTGAACATGTTAAGGGTGGTATTGTATGTGCGTCTCGCATTCTACGCCCGCAGAAGATGTTCTCCGACTTCCGCGATTCCATGTTAAGCAGCATCAATCTACAATCCGATTCCATTTTCTACGGCGATGGTGTTGTTGTTGATATCAATGTCTATTGTAACAATAAGAAGATTTCAACCAATCGGACAAATAAACAGGTATTGGATTATTTACAAGAGTCGAAATACTTCTATTCCAAAGTATATCGTCGCTGTAAAGCAATCATGAATCAGAATCCGAAGAATGTGGATCGTGAGATTGGTCACTGGTTGCGACTGGCAATCAATAATTTGGATGAAGATGCTATTTGGGCATTCAATGATAATACCTTCTCTAATATCATGATTGAAATTCTTCTTGTAAATGAAAACTTCCTAAACTTGGGTCGTAAACTCACGGGACGTCATGGTAATAAAACGGTCATATCTCGGATTATTCCGGATGACCAGATGATGTATTTAACCGAAGATACATTTACAGACGAATACGGAGTTGTCCATCCAAAGGGTGAAAAAATTCCAGTTGAGCTCATCACAAATCCGTTGGCAATCATCAATCGAACAATTCCAATGGCAATGTTTGAAACATCGGTTACATTTATATTGGATAAAGTATCTCGTGCAATGCGAAAATTACCATTCGATGAGGCTCGAGATCTGATGTTTGATGTATTGGAAACATTGAATCCGACGTTTGCGAAAGAATACAAAGAAGATGTATATGATAAGTTATCTGATCGAGATAAACGAATTGCAATCGAAGATGCAGCAAAGGGAGAAATCTCTATTCGTTGGGATGCATTCGATGACTCAAATAGCTGGAGAGATAATATCCTCAAATGTTATGAAAAATTTCCAGATATTCTGAAACCATATCACATCTTCCGCCCAAAGAAAGAATGGGGCAGAGATGTGTTTGTCGGAGAAGGGCATATTGGACTGCAATATATGTATATGCTAAAGCAGTCTGGAGAGCGTGGTTATTCCGTTCGATCTGCTGGGTCCATCAACAACACATCACTGCCAGAACGTAGCAATGATAAAAAGATTGGGAAATCACATCATTCATCAACGCCAATTCGATTTGGCGAATATGAATTACCGAACTTCTTGATTGCAATTAATCCAGAGGATTATGCGCTTATCACTGCCCTCTATAGATCTTCTGTGGACGGTAGACGTTTCATGTATGAAGCAATTCTATCCGATGATGGACGTTATGAAATTCCAAATGATTTTACATCACGTACATCTGAAGTATTGGAAGTATACATGAAATCGTTGGGCATTAAGATGTCTACGGTCTTTGATGAGGATGAGTGGATTAGTGATGGTACGGAAAATAAGCTTATCGGATATAAGCTAAAACAAGAAATTCTTTTCTGTACCATGGATGAAATGTACTATCTCAAGAAGCTAAAAAAGGTATATAAGAGATACCAGAAAGAATCGCCGAATAATATCGATGATACAGAGCTTGCTTGGGATTACATCATGGAACATCTTCCGTTTAAGAAGAAATTCTTAACCGATAATATTGTTAAATTATTTAAGAATAACATTCAGCTGTTTTCATAAGGAGGAACGTATGGATATTTTAACATCATTTCACATCAATGTGATTATCATCCTATTCTATCTTGCTCTATTCATTATTGGGTTGAATCAATATTTCACAAGATCAAATCCGTCAACGGAATGTGATATTGCAGCAAAAAAGGTTGCATATTCCAAAGCATTACTGGAGTTTCTTAATGATCTTATCATTACGGAAACAGCAGCTCAATTTAAGACAATAAAAGACGGCAAGGGAATCGATCGGATTACAGAGGCAAATGTAAAAAATATTGCCATGGATATTTCAAAAACGATCTACAAAGTCATCTCATATAAGAATGGGGTTCATTGGGATTGTTTGATGTTTGATCGTGACTATTTAGATCAGTTTATCATCAATACAACTATTCAAGCAGTCAAAGGTGCTGTACAGGTTGAATTGAATCGAATTTAAGGAGGATATTACGATGGATGAAATGAAGAATGATAAGCCGGAGGTTGAGGTTGCCATCGATCTGGATGGTGGAGAAAACCATCAGATGATTGATGAGGATACCGAACTTAAAGATATCGATATCAAAGGTATCGAGAAGCTCATGCGAAATGTGAAAGATATGCTATCCATTGTTGAACAGCGTTGGGCGGCAACGCGAGATGAGTTTAAACTCTCCATGGATAATATCAACAAAGCGATGGCATATAATTCACAGCATGCAGAGCACAAGCCGGAGGATTGGCCCGAAGATACACCATTCGATGCATTTAATGGCATCGATAAAATGACAGAAGAAGAGGCGGAGGAAATCTTTGGGAAGGAAGCTCCGATCATTGGCGTAACACATGATATCACCAAGTCGCGAATTAAAGAAACGCTGGATGACTTCTATACATGGACCTCTTGTATGCAAGAATATCGTGAGGTGACGAATACATACAACGAGCTTCAGGAAATCAAGGAAGATGCCTATATCCAAGAACTGACAAATATCTATGAGAATGAAACAGATCCTGAAAAGAAAGCTGAAATGAAAAAGTCTCTGGATGAATATCATCGTATGAAGACCCTTGAATTTATTCATGATTGGCTCGACGATGAAACAATTAAACGTGTCAAGGAAATGATGCACGATTCCAAGAAGGCTACCTATCTAATCAATCGCGGTCGTGATAAACTGAAGCAGCTTGGAATCTCACAAAGTTTTCTTCTTGAAATTGCCCAATATGAGTCACGCTTCATGAATCAGGATAAGTCTCTGGATAACGTAATTCTGAGTACATTCATGAACAAGATTGTTTATAACTCTCTTGTGAATGATATCAAGCTTCGTTCTCAGGCGGCAGCATTTGTAATTGGGATGGATCGGATGGTTCGTGGCAATATCAAACAGGAACTGAAAGATGCAATCAACAATAACCTCATTACGTTTGTAGCAAAGTTTTAAATAACTAGATGGAAGGGGAATGTTCCCCTTCCATATTTTTTATTAAAAATATATATTATCATAATATGATGATATTTTATAAATAGGAGGATGTTATTATGGATTTTATTACCAACAACACATTCGAGGTATATACTGCAGACAATGAGGGAGGTGCGAAGGATCTCATTAATCGATTTAGTATTCTCATTAATGATCTGAATGAGATTTATGTGACGAGCGTATATCCGAAGCATCTCCTTGCAGCATTCTGTTTCTATGATATTGAGTTTCGTAAACTCTGGAATGCAATGAACCATCAACGTCTTGGTGGGTATAAACTTGTGGAGAATAAAGCAGTTGACGGAACGAGTCAATTGACACTTCGAACAATCCAGCGCGCATTCTGTGAAGTATATCGTCGGGTGCGCACAAGCTCAATTTGGATGGATGAGAAAAAGAATGTATATATGCCGATTCCTGTGTATTTCCCAGATTTCGTATATATGATGACAGAAGTATCTCAGGATTGGGATCGAGCAATGGAGATTTGCAAGGATGATGATACATCAGTCCTGGATGTAAGAAATGATATCAATAATATCCTTCATGTCGGTAGCAATACATTTGTTGTGGTTGAAGCAATGGAATCGGAATTTATTGTCGACCTCAACAAAAATGAATGGTATTGGGATGGCGAAGATATTCCAATTTCATATCCAGTGCAACAGAAGGAGAATTAATGAAAGCCATCGACCGTTACAACAAGTTTAAATCTTCCCAATTTTCGGATGTTATTTTGGCAATTCGAAAAGGAGCAATCCAATGCGGTAGATATGCTCATCTTGGAAAAACAAAGAAGAGTATTGACCTAAAAGAGAAAGGGGTATTATTCGATGAACGACGATAAGAATATGGAACTCAATGAGGAGGATGTTGTGATTAATCCGAACAACTATGCGAAGTACGGGATTAAAAAGAAGCAAACTCCGCAGGAAGTCATGGAATCTACAGATGAGAATTCTAAGAAAGTTGAATATTTTACAGAGTAACATATAGAGGGAAATTTCCCTCTATATATTAATCGTATTTCCTTCAAGTTCAGTGATATATTATCATTGTAGAGATAAGTGTCAATTCTATCTATATTAGGAGGAAATATCATGAATGACATTCTCAAAGCCGCGGGAATTGCAGCGGCAACTATCGTTGGTATGTATGCAGGCGCGGTTGCATGCGCGGTCGCCACCGGTGCACTCCTCAAGAGGGGCGAGGAGAAGCAGGTTGAAGAGGCGCCGAAGCAGGAGCAGCCTCAGGCTCAGGTTGCTGGCTGATCAAAAAAATAGGGGAGGGTTCAATACCCTCCTTTATTTTTTATTAAAATTCAAATACTTCAGGCTCGATATATTTCTTTTTGTAGAATTCTGTTTTCTTACGTTTTGGAAAAATCTGCGTAAATGGGAATAGAATTTCTTTATCCAATACAACTGCAAATTGTGTATGTTCCGTTGGTTTATCATGTGGATGACATGTTTCTGTATGACAAATATAATGGGAATCTCCTACCATTTCAAGGTTTTCTTTCAACTCACAAATCGGACAGTTCATTTAAAGTTTCCCTCCTTATTAAAGGAATGATCGATAGAGAAAGGTTGATCGTATGAATTTCTTAGAATTCAAAAATCTTCCCTATGGATTTTATGAATTGGATAACGACAAAGTTCTATTTACAGAAAATGCAAAATATGGCTCTGTCGATTTCATGAAATTAAATGCGCGACAAATTCGTTTACCTGATGGTCGCGGTAATATTGTGTTTTTGTTATCCAATACGTTTGAACATGGGTTAGATATACTAAAGTCTGGAACATTTGTTGTTCCTCCAACATATCGCAAATTCTTTTTCCCGCCAGTAAATGTTGGGTCTTTCATGGGAAAACGATTCCGCATGAATCTACTCCAAAAACAGCAAAAACGATTTGCATTTGTTAAAGAGCATTTTCCAACATTACAACCAGTACCAACACGTACACTCGCTCCAACAATTATGAATACATTCGTAAATCTATCCGATCTCTATGAATGTGTAAATCATATTGCTGTACGATATCCAATCAAACGATTGTATCAAGAATATTTTAAAAACTTAAAAGAAATTGTTGATCAAATGACTCCACCGACTGTTGTGGAAAACGATGAGGGGATACCTCCCAATCCAGAAGATAACAATCGTCTTTGGATTATTGATGTTAACCAATTCCGTTTTGAATCATTGGATGTGCAGACGTATAAAACAAATCCTCTCTTTTTGCTTTATTATGCATATCTTCGGGATAAAGATTTGAGCGGTTATGAAATTGATCAGGACATGATGATCTGTTCCTCGAAGTTTGTCATGAAATTTAACCCATCACAAATGACGAGAGAAAATATAGGTGAATTCAGGCGAGCTCTTTTCCGTATTATGAATGCGGATTTAGAGAAAGCAGTTACCGATCTCCCGCCCGATGAAAAGGAACGCGAGATTGGAGAAACGCCGGATTCAGATAAACTTGAGCAGGAGATTGATAAACATACTTCTCTGATTGCTCCAGACATCAAGAAGGACACCGAAAAGGTATTAAAGAATTCGATTGCAAAAAAGGTACAACAGAAGAAAGAAGAGCGAGAAGTAACACTTCCGAAGGCTCCAGCATCTGATGTACCGCCGGATATGGAATCCCAGAAAAAGAAATCATTATTTCAATCCGTCATTCCGGATGATCGACCCGAAGATGATTCTGATGACGAGTATGATGATTATGGGGATACTCCCAACGAAGAAGATGAAGAAGATACTGCCGAAGATGTTACTGATAGCTCCGATGATGAAGAAGTAAAAGATGAAGTGAATGAAGAAATTCAAGATAAAATCATTCCCATCAAAGATACGACATCATCTCCTGTTAATTCGGCACGCGATCTAAAACTTCGAGAAGAGCAAAAGAAGATCATGGTTCGAGATTCCACGATTGAAACCATTCTTGCGCGTGATACATCAAACGTTCCGATCGAAGAAGAAGATAAAGCAGCACAATTGAAGACAGCAAATCCAAACGTTAAAAAGGTGAAGTTTGCCAACTTCGAAAAAACATATCTGTCCAAGTTATTCCATAAGGATATGGTTTCTTGTTTCGATATGTTAAAGGACAAGAATAATCCATTCTACATTACTGGTGTCGAGATTGAAGATACATCAACGCCGGAAGATGTAAAAGAAACATGGCATGTTCATCTAACGAATGGAGATAAAAAACGTTCCACCATCAGTATTGATGTACCAAAATTCTATCAGAATAAATATATGATTATTGGTGGAAATAAGTATATCATTCTGAAACAAAATTTCTACAATCCGCTGGTAAAAGATACGGATGATACCGTCATCATGACAACAAATTTCAACAAGGTGACCATTACACGAAAGGCAACTAAATCATTGTCTCCGGTCGAAAAACTGTTTTCGTTCATTCGAAAGACAAACAGTCCTCTCTTCACTGCAGGCGATTCAACAAAGGATAATGATCGTTATATTTCCACATTGGAATATGATGAATTTGCTCGTCGAATTTTTAAATTCGAAACGGAAACATGCCACATTTTCTTTTCACGAAAATATATTGAATCCAATCTTATGGACCGAATTCCCCATGATATCAAGGGAGATGAATTCTTCATTGGATGGGAAAATGATACACCAATCCTCATCAATGAAGATAGTGGATTGGATCAAAAAGATCGTAGTATCTATGACATTATCGCTGCAAATCTTTCCGAAGATCAACAGAAGATTCTACAATCCATCAAAGCTCCAAAACAATCCATGTATGTAGAAGCTAAGATGGCTGGCATCTTTGTACCAATGGCAATTATCATCACCAGTTGGGTTGGATTCGAAGAGCTCTTGAAACACATGGGCATCAAATACGAATTCATGGATGGTGTAAAGAAGATTCCAACCGACAACAGTCGTTATTATCTCCGATTCAAAGATGGTATTCTTGCGTATGAGAAGAAGATGTTTGCTGAGCTTCTCTTGAACGGATTGAACAAATTGAATTTGGATCAGATGGAGTTTGCTTCACTGAATGACCGTGAAAGTGTTGCCGATTATATTAAGACACTCTTTGGTACATACAACGGAATGAATGAGTTGTATAACTTCTATGAATTTATGATGGATCCAATTACCGTTGATATTTGTAAAGATCTCCTTCTTCCAACGAATATCATCGATCTTTGTATCCATGCAACAAAACTTCTTTCCGATAACAAAAAAGTATCAAAGGTATATGATTATTCCTTCCGCACACGATCGATTGAAATCATTCCGGCGATGTTGTATTCACTGATAGCTGCACAATATAAAGCTCACGTGAAATCTGGTGGACGATTACCGATGACATTGAAGCGAGAAGCGTTGATTTCAAAACTCATTCAAGAAAAGACTGTGGATGAATACTCAACACTGAATCCATCTTCAGAGATGACAAAAACCCATGTAATTTCCATGAAAGGATATCGTGGTTCAAACTCAGAGTATGCATACGATAAGCAGAAAAGAGCATACGATCCCACTGCCATTGGAAAGTTGTCAATGTCTACATCTCCTGATGGAAACGTTGGTATCAACCGATATTTGACGGCAGAGCCAAACATTCGGAATGCCCGCGGATATCGTGATCCTGTCGATGATGTTGATACATTCAAAGATGTTAATGTATTCGACCCAATTGAACTATTAACCCCCGGAGCAGTACGACAAGATGACCCAGTACGTACAGCAATTGCCGGAAAACAATCAGGTCACGTTGTCCCAACTGTTGGATCACAAGCATCGTTAATTTCAAATGGATTTGACGAAGCAGTTCAATTTCATCTTTCCAATGACTTCGTTATCAATGCCGAAGAAGATGGAGAAGTTGTTGATGTCAATGAAGAAACTGGATTTATTATGGTCAAATATAAGTCTGGGAAACATCAGGCAATTAATTTGAATCATGATATTGTTAAGAACTCTGGTGGCGGATTCTACATGTCCAATACATTGAAACCGACATTAACAAAGGTTGGTGCAAAGTTCAAAGCAAATGCGATTCTGGCATATCATCCAAAATATTTCAACTATTCTCCGCTTACTGGTCTTCGCTATTCCATGGGCCCATTGGCAAAAGTTGCATTCCTAAATACATACAATACCTATGAAGATGCTGGTTTCATTACTGAAGAATTTGGACGAAAATTGGAAACAGCAATTGTCTATAAACAGGAAGCTACGTTCAAAGCAGGATCCAATATTCTTGAAATGAAACAGATTGGTGATCATGTCGTCATTGGTGATGCATTGATGAAATTCACAAATTCTTTCGATGACAAAGAGATCATGAAGTACTTAACAAAGTTAAGTGATGAAAGTGATCGTGAAATGTTAGAGGAAGAAATCAACAACGAAGTGAAAGCTCGTCATGCTGGCAAGATCATTGACATCAAAGTATATACGCGACTTGATCCATCAAATTTGTCGGATTCTCTCGGAGATATTGTTCAGAAATATTTCGATAAAGGAAATAAGAAGAAAGAATATCTCAAATCATTCGATCCATCGGATGGAGCAATTCATGCTGGATATCTTGTTACAGATAACACCGCACCGTTAGTAAACCGATATAACATGGTGAAGAAGCATAAGGGCATTGATGTTCTGATCGAGTTCTATATCGAGCATGGTGATACTTGCGGTGTTGGCGACAAGATTGCACTTTACTCTGCAAATAAACAAGTCATCTCAGAAGTATGTCCCGAAGGATATGAACCATATTCGGAATTCCGCCCTGATGAGAATGTCGACGTTTTTTGCAGCCCAGTAACCATTTCACGTCGTATGACAAAATCTTCCGAATTCCTACTTGCTACCGGAAAGGTATTAGTGGAATTGAAACGACGTGTCAAATCGATGATTAAGTTTGGTCAGTAGATTTAGGAAGGAGGGGATTTCCTCCTTCCTTTTTTTTTTTTTTATGAAACCATAATTATACAACGCTCCGCAGAGGGGGGT